GCTGAAAATTGTTGGTGTGCCGCCTTGTGCCGTTGCAATATCTGCCCTTGAAAAGAAGTTAGCAAATCCAAATTCGTCAAATAGGAAAGAGCCGAGCTCGGTCTGCTCAATCAATTGGATTGCGGCGAGCGCACTTCTCCCCGAAGTTTGAGGATCGGCTTGCACGGTCGTGGTCGAAGTCGTGGAGATGTCTCTCATTCCACCCGGCCAATCTGCCGCATCAAGTAAAGCTGAGATTCTTTGCGCGGTCGTCTGGCCGGCGGTGCCGGTGGCAAAGGTTCCGAGTGTAGTCAAGTTAAGCAATTGAAATCCATCCACGGCCACGATGTCAATGAAGGCAGGATCAAGACCGCTTGGTGATTGATAGTTCCAAGATTGGATATAACCGGAGAAAATAGAATATGTATTGCCGGCGTATGTGCCCTTCAAGCGTATTTTGCGAAGTGGCAGGATCTTGCCAAATAGAACGCCCGAAGAATTATCCGGATTAAAGAGCCCCGTCTCATCAATCAATCTAAGATTTGCACCGCCGCCCACAAAAGAATCTTGATTACGATTGTAAGCACGGCGCACTTGTGCTCGCAATACAAATTCCGAGACATCAATCGTCTGACTAGCTTGATCGCCAAAGACTCCGGTGCCGAGCGGTGTCGAAGGATCGTCAAGCACAAGAGCAGGATCGAAGACGGCACCATTTGAAAAATCTATTGTCACCGATAAGATCGCGCCCATCATCGACCTAAATTCGCTAGTGTGACGGTGTTGCCTTGACGGTTAAGATTGCCAATTAAATTTGAGATATAGAATCCAAGATCGCCTTCGGTCAAGAGACTTCCGGCTACATTAACGGTGACATTTGGCACGCCACTACCCTCATACCCGGAGCTCATATCTGCCAAACTCGGAGCCATGCCCGATCCACCAAGATCTTGAGCAAAAAAATCTTGTAATCCTTGAGTGATAAAAGGATCCGGAGTTGATGGTGGTTTTAGATAGTCAAGATTACCAAGACCAAGATTAAGACCCGGGAATTGATCCATTGCCCCACGGCTTGCCACACTGTCTTGGGGATTTCTTGGCGTTAAGAATCCACCCGAAGGCCTATCGGCCGCACTAGCTTGCTCATTAGCTTCTTTAATTTTACCGATTGCCGCAAGTCTCATTCCGTAGTGCTTTGTATAAAGATCATTCATCTCGGCGAGCGCATTCATTTGCTTTGTCACATCATCTTCTTGTAATGCGATCAAGGCATTGACTCGCTTCTTATCTTCTTCGGATAATTGCCGGGTCAAGGCCACTTGCAAGCTGATGGCATCGGTGTCAAATTGCTTTGCCAATTGTTGCCGCACAAAATTATCACGGTCGCTCTTGGCCTTTGCAAGTGCCGCAATTTTTTCTTGCTTTGCACGATCGGCGGCGGCTTTTGCGGCGGCTCTTTGCTTTGCTTCTTCGGCTTTCAATCCCTTGATAAAATCGGCTAAAGCCTTTTTTTGATTGAGTATTGCTGTATATTCCGCATTGCGTGCCGATGTAACTTGTCTCATTGCGCTCGCCGTGAGCTCTAATTCAATCCGGGTCTGCTCACCTTCTTCTCGGAGCATGCGAAGTATTGCGCCCAAGATGGATGATGACTTTACATATTCGTCAAAGGTCTTTCCAAAGCTTCCCAATTTGGCATCGAAAGTTGTGAAGAAGCTGATGAATTGTCCAATGCCGGTGACGGTATCGGCGATCGATCGTGCAAGTTTGTCAAATTTTTCGGTGGTTTCTTCAATCGATCCGGCAGATGATCCAATTGCAAGAATGGCATTTATTAGAGATTCGCCAATGATCTCACTAGCTTCATCCGCGGCCACCTTGAGCCGTGCTAATTTGCCTTCGACCGTATCCGCTTCAGCCGCGGCAAAGCCGGCAAAATTGCGGCGAAGTTCACCAAAGATTTGATTGAAATCTTTTGTGGCGAGAATATCTGCGTCAATTCCAACGCCTAATCTTTGAAGTGCTACAAAATTGCCATCGACCGCTTTGCTTAAGGCAACCGAGACCGCGCCTAAATCCTTTTGTGTGCCTTTCGAAATATCAATTGCAAGATTTAGCATGTCGAAGGCTGAACTGACTTCCGAGGTGCTTCTCACGATCCGAGACAAGGCCGGGCGAAGCTGATCATCCGACACGCCCGTCAATCTTTGAATCTTGTCAATTTGTGCATCGGCGGCATCGACTACGCCCTGCGATGCACCGGCTGAATTTTTGAGGGATAGCGCAAGAATCCTTTGTGCCTTTTCATCGGCCAATGCATTCTTGACCGACATCTCTCCAAATTTAATTGCGGCGGCCGAGAGTGCGGCATACGCGGCAATACCAATCTTTGAGACTCGACCAAGTGCACCCTCATATTTTTGCGTTGATTTGGTTGCGTTCTTGATGCCCTTGTCATTTAACTTCGTAATAAATTGGACTATGACATCGCGTGTTAGAGCCACTTAAGACCCCCTCTTAACAAATGCATAAAGCTTCTTGTCAAGCACATCTTGGATGTCATCTTGTGCTTGCTTGCCATGCATCATTGCAACCTTGTAAATCAATCTCGGCCGATGGCCGTGATCGCCTTTGCGAGCAATGCCTTTGCGAAAGTCATCCGGTGCATTTGGATTTCGGGATTTCATCGCCGCTCCCTTGCGCGGTGTATCCGGTTCGGCCAATTCGTAAATGATTCCGGGCACGGATTTATTCGTTAAGGCAAGAGCGTTCACCTTGTAAAGAGTCTGACCGGGAGCGCGTTCTTGACTCGATTTGGCGGTTGAAATCTTTATGCCATTGCGCATTTTTTTGGAATCCCACACCCATCTCACATCGCTTGCGCGGCCACGGTGTTCTTTGTCATTTTCCCATCCTGCACTTGTGTAGGTCGGTGCAACGGTGCGCCATCCACTTAATGCCGGATCACCGGGCACGAAATCGCGTGCCTTGTTTTGCAAAGGTCTGACTACTTTTTTAAGTGTTTTAAGCAAATCTTTTTGAAGATCCGGGCTCAAGCTCTTGAGATCGCCAAGGAGTTTTTTGTAGTCCTCGATATAGATCCCACGCTCTGCCATCATCTTCTCCTTGTCCTCGGTGCCTTCTTGACTTGCATCCGCTCTCTTAAGATGTTTTTGATTGATGAATAAATTGCCGGATCACATTCAAGAAGTGCGTTTGGTGCTATCCCGGTCAAGACCGCCACGGTCGCTACTTCGTAGAGTTCCCCGTGACGGTCGATCCATTTTTTGCGTTAGCATCAAAATTCACATCCTCAATGATCTCGAGCCACTTATCAAATTCAAGAACGGTGTCGCTCTTTGATTTTGCTAAGTAGTGAGCAATCCAATAGAGATCACTCTCTCTTTGTTCATCGGCTATTCTCCGGACAAAGCCACATTGAAAATTTGACTCAAATGCCGCTTTTGATGCGGCCGAGATGTCATATTTCTTTGCGGCTCCATCTAGATAAATCACTTCAACTTGCCACATATAGATCCCTTCCTTCTTTTATGTTTTAAGATGTTGCCTTTGTTATCGCTGTTACCGGGTAAGTCACCGATACCGTCATCGGAGAATCCGGAGTCGCTTGAATCGGTTGCCAAGATCCGATGTAGCATGACATCGAATATGACGGATTTGTCGCGGTCACGGTGCCCGTTACCGGAATCAATTTGATTGCAAGTTTTGTGCCAAGTGCATCCTCAAAAAGTGAGTTCACACTTGCGGCGGCAAAGTCATTGAAGAGCTCGAGTGAGACGGTGCTCGCCTCAAGTCCACCAATGAAATTTCTTGATGTGTTGGTCATGCTTGTAATTTCAACGGCATCGACTTCTCGAGAGAGTGTCACCGATGATACAAAAGAAGAAATCGTGGTCGTGCCAGCAATGACGGCGACCTGATTTCCCATGAATATGGCCATATTTTTTCCTTTCGTTTATCCGATAATTTCAAGCCGATACCGATATGCAAGCATATCCGCTCCGGCATTTGTTATCGTTCCCGCGGTCGCGGTCGTGACTCGCAAGGTGCTACATGCTCCGCCTAGTGTTTTATCTGCTTCGATCGCGGCTTTTACCGAAGAAGAACCCGAACCGGACAAATACGCATCAAGCCGATTTTGACCGGCTCGCTCGCTCATGCGCCCGACAATGAGCAAGATCTCGCATTCGGCGGTGTCTAATCCACGCACCATTGATGTATCAAATGAAAAATCTAATTGACCTACTACCGCCGCCGGCAAAGGCACGGTGTCCGGCACGATATCAAAGCATCGAAGCCCGGTGATAGCGGTCAAATTTGTTTTGAGACCATTGCGCACATTCGAAGGCACCATGCTCACGCTAGGGTTTCCCTTTTGTAAGCTCGAACCATTGCCGTGATATCGCGGCCAAGCGGTGTCATTCTTATTGCGCCTAAATCGCCAAGACCTAACACGCCGCCCGGAGAATCTTTGCGCTTGTATAGATCGCCGGTAAGGATAAGGCACGCGGTCTCGATGTCATCGGGTACCGCCGGCCATCCCCATTTGGCGGTGACTTGCACGCCGGGTCTCAATCCGTTGGAAAATAGCCCCGGAAAAATTGGAAAAGTGTTGGTGTTTGATACTACGGTCACTTGTGTAAATGGCCGGCTCAATGATGGCGCGGTCAATGGATCCATTACATAATCGGTGTTCAAGACAAGCGTGGTCTCAAAGGTGCCATCGCCATCTTCATCGGTTTTCACAATCAATCCGGTCGTGCTTGAGATGTCATCGGTGAAAAGAAATATTGGAGATGAGACTCGGTATTCCCTTGCGCTTGCACTTGTGTCCGCGTAAAAGCGGCGATTTGCAATTCGATCAATTGATCGTGAAGCGGCTTCGACAAATGATTCAAGAAGTGTGTCATCAATTGAATCGGTGATTGACAAGAATGCTTTTGCTTGTGCGAGTGTTGCGTATCCGTTACTTATGGCCATGATCAATCCTTTCGTGGATCAAAGTTAAAAGGGGATCCAATCGCCTTTGATTTGTTTTAAGGTCAAAGCATGATTTGCCGCTTGTGATGCTCCTTGTCACAATTGACTCCATCGTGCGCCTCGCTATTCGAAAAGATTGATCATGGGTTTTGGCGATGAGAGCCCACGCGGAAGGGTCGCGGACTCTCATCAATCTATGAGCTAGAAGCTCGGTGATGCCAATCCGGTGCCATTGATTGCGGCAATTGCGCCCGGGTAGCGAAGTGAAGTAAAGGCCGAATAACCAAAGAGCACCATGTTGATAGCAACTTTTCCGGCTGGCTCCTCGAACTTGACCATTTGTGGGCCATCTTCCCAAAGGTGGCATTCATTCAAATCAACGACATAGATCGCATCTTGATTGGTACTTGTTCCGAGATTTGTGGCCACATTCGCATCTGTGATGATTGGTAATCCAAGAAGTGAATATCCTGAATTTCCATATGCCGGCAACCCGGTACCAACACCCATTGCATTTTGTGGATTGTTCGCGGTTGGTACTACCAACGGGCGATTGCTTCCATCAAGACCAGCTAAGAAAAATCCGAGTCTCCGCGGATGCATGATGATCGCATTTGGTGAAGCGAAGATGGTTGATTGAACTTGCTGAATTGCATCGGCAATCTTAGGGAATACGCCGGCCACGGTGCCCGTGGTTGCGGTGTAAGTTACCAAGATTCCGGTGGTCATTCCGGCAAGTCCTAATGGCTGGCCATTTGAGCCGGTTCCATTTAGAAGTGAATTGTCAAGCTTGGTGTTGTACGCGCGAATCAAGTCACCAACGACAATATTTTCAATATTGTAACCGCGCATCAAAGCTTGCTTTGATACTGAGTTTTGTCCGGCAATGGTATTGATATTGACGGTCAAGGTTGTGTCATCGGGATCTTGTGTGACGGCGGCGGTGTTTTGTGAAGTTTGATATGCAACATCCGTGCCGGTTGTAAGTCGAGATATGACCACCGACATGCCTTGAGCTGGCATGGTGTGCTTGCGTGCGGCATCGGCAAAAGGTCGGCCGGCGCGAGCAAGAGGTGCATATAGATCCACAAGATATTGCGGAACTACAAGACCATCAAAGGATGAAGTCGAAGCGGCACGCAATTCCACGGCCATTTCATTTTGATGGCGTTGGATGCGCTCGCGTGCTTCGCTGTCTCCACCGAATTGAGCCTTGAGTGCATCGCTTAGAAAATTGCTTGCGTTGCGTGCTGAGTAGGTCAATTCTTCGCTGACTACATAAGCCGGAGAAGCTGATCTTTTTTCTGCCTTTGGTGCGTTCGCATCTACCTTTGCGGCAAGATCTGCGGCTTTGGAATTGCGAAGCTCGATGTCTGAAATCTGTTCAATTCTTTCATCTAACTTTTTGACTTCGGTGCTTAATGCTTCGACATTGACAAGCTCGACTTCGGTAAGATCGCGCACTTCTTCGGCGGCGCGTTCCACGATTGACTCGATCATCGATGTCTTGCTCTCACGCTTTTCACGCAATGAGCCAAGAAATGCATTTGACATATTGATCTCCTATTTTTTTGAATGGTCATGGATAGCGAAAAGGTGTCGATCGCCATCCGAAGCGAGGTGTCGCATTTGCGAGGTGTCGCAACTAGGGTCGAGGTGTTTTACGACTTTGTTAAATTGTACCGTATTGAGTTTAGATTTTGTAAAATGTCAAGTGCCTTTTGCTTGCGTGTTTCCATCGGTTGCCATGCGTTGCAATAATAATTTGCGGCAATAGGTGCTTGCCATTTTGTGCAATAAAGATTGAGATTGAAAATGCAATTGCCACAATTACGGCCTTCGGGTACATCCTCACTTGATGCCGGGCGATAGTTATCCGGCAAAGCTCGATCCTCATATTCATCTTCATTGCGCTCTTGTGACACTATATTTTCTGCCCATGATCGACCGGCATCTCCACCCCAAAGAGCCCACGCAATGCGACCGTTTGACGGATACCCATCTTCTCCCGGGCTAAATCCTTCGGCTTGCTTGTCCACTTCATGACGAGCAAAAAAAGACACCATCCGATTGACGGTTTCAAGTGGCAATTGCTTTCCGTTACTTATATCTCGAGCGCGTGCGATCCCGATCTCGGTGCCACCGCGACCGAACTCACTTCGCCAATCCAATCCTCTTTGTGCTTCAATTCTCATTGCGGCGGTCGGTGTGTAGCCATCAACTCTTTGCCCATACTCCGCAATATTCAATGCGGTCAATTGCGCTTGTGCTTGATCTTCGGTGCGATGGCATCCAAGTAGTTCACGATTGGCATCTTTGATGACCGCATATCCCGAGCATTCCGGATGATCGGTAACGATTGTATAAGGCATTTAGACTTTTAGCTTTGCCAAGATCTCGCGTGCGGCATCGAGTCTCGGTGAATCAACATCGGTCAAATCACGCATCCCGGTCACACTTGCAAGATCACCGTATGCTCCAAAGGTGACAAGAGAGACTTCGGCCAAATGTGCTTTGAGCCGCTCGACCACCCCATCGGCACGCTTGCGATTCTTCAACGGCATGAAGCCAATTGACAATTGATCCAATGCGCCATCCTTGACCAGCTCTAAGACTTCATCTCCGGCTTTGGTATTGGAGATCCTGAATTCACCATATAAGCCCTTGTCGGTCTCCCTGAGTAAAGTGGCACGGCCAAGCGGCAAAGCTTGTGCATCATGGCCGCGGAGAAGCTTGACCCGGAATGCGGCCTTGACTACATCGGCAAATGCACCCTTGCGAAATACCTCGGTCAATCCCGGCGCGACCTTTTGCTCAATGTCATAAGGCACGGCGATCCCGGTAATGGTGCGACCATCGCCTTCGATGCGATATTCAAGCTCTGCAAAGTAGCTTCGATTCTCAACCTTAGATTGATTCGATATAGTCATCGGCTTCTCCTTCGGACTCAACTTCATCGACATCGGATTCTTCAATCTCATTTTCTGCATCATCATCAAGTGCTTCTCTTTGCTCCATTGCACGCACTTCATCAATAGTCAAGAATCCACTACCGATTGCAATTGCGTGAGCTTGATACCTGCTCAATGTGTCGGTGCGCAAAAGTGAGTCATAATTAAATTTAGCTTGTTGGCCGCGTACCAATAGATCCGACAAAGCTTCTTCAATCCTTTGTGCAATTGGTTGAATTGACCATCTAACCAATTGAAGATTCTCTTGCTCAACATTTGAATATGTCCTTGAAGCATTTGGACTTCCAAGATAGTAAGCCGGGAGTCCAAGCATATTTGAAGCCGTAGTCAAATCATTGACTTGCGATTCAAGCAATTGTGACTCTTGTGCGTTATTGCTTAACACTTGAAATTCTGTTGATGAGTTCATGACTACCGGTGCACGATTGCGGCCGGAATACATTGACATCCAACTTGATTTCATTGCATCGGCTTCTTCTTGTGTTAGATCTGGATTAGCGGATTTAAGCACGGCGGTCGGTACGACACCGCCATCAAAATATCTTGCGGCATATTCATTGATCGCAATTGATTTTCCAATACCTTGTTTTTGTGTTGCAAGAAGTCCAACACCAACGACCGACCCTGGCATTGAAAAATTCTTGATGTGCAAAATTTCGCTTTGATCATAAGTGCGATCATCTATTTTGTAAATGATTCGACCGCGTTCTCTTTGCACATGCACACGATCGGGGGAGACGGGATAGAAGCTATCGGGCAATCCATTTGCACCGGGTTCGCCAAGTACCGCAATATAGTTTCCGTGCATAATTAAAGAAGCGGCCATTGCTGAAATTGTTTCCATCCGAGTTTCCGGTGGATTTGGGCGCACTAGAATTTGCGGAGTAGGTTTTACAAGTTTCCCGTTGCGATAACTGTGAAGCGGCAAAGCACCAATTGCATCGGCAATCAATGTCACGCCGCGAAATATTGCCGGCACTCCAAGAGCGGTCTCTTGATCGACATAAGTGCCAGACCATGAGCCTTCATAGAATCTCCCAACGCGACCAAGTGAATCGACAAAGCCGGTGTTGGTGTAGACGGTTGAAGGTTGAATTTGTCTTTTAAGTATTTTGCCAAGCATCATTCACTCCGTTCAACGGCGAGTCCAAATAACAAAATGACGGAGCCCGCAAATAGTACCGCAATGACGGTTGAAAATGTTGCAATTCCGGCGGTGAGTATTGTGCAACCTAAAGCTTGCAATGCGGTTGCAATATATTTTTTCATCAAAATATTCGGCTCCTTTGTATTGGCTTATCTTCCGGTGTATTTGTTACCCCATACCGTGCAAGTGTTACCGCAACAAGCGGCGTGATATTTGAAGCATTCTTACGATTCCAAGCCCATGCATCTCCGAGCGGTCTTTTGCTTGCTTCGGTGATTGCCGCGCGTAGAAGCGGATCATCAAGATGACAAATTGTGCGAGCATGTACCGCATCATAAAAGGATCCACACGCCTTCCCGTAATCTCTCATTGATACCGTGATCACTTTGATACCAGCATTCTCAAGCTCACCGATTAAAGATCCTGCCGGAGATCCGCCATCAATGATCACCGGTGCTTTCCATTTTTTTGCTATCTCAATCAATCGCGGCAAAAGCCATTGAGTGCCATCGCGTGCATCTACTACTTCAACCGGAGTCAATCCGCGCACAAGTGCCGATGCACCAATCGCGGCTTTGTGTCGCTCGACCGAGATGTCCACCGATAGCACCATGCGCTCGCCGATAGTGATATCGGTACGCACTAGCGAATCCCAAAGATCGGGTGCTACTACTTGCACCGATTCTTGAGCCGGCCAGACATTCAACCATTCTCGGGTGAAGATCTCCGGTGAATTGGTATTGGCCGCTTCGCGCACCGCCCGGATCTTGACACCGTATTCCAAATCCAGAGATGGGATGGCCTGATACCAGACATCTTCATCCATATAATCAAAATCGTCTTTTTCCGGAGCCCATTCGAACCAAGCCAAATCACTCAATGGATCTTCTAAGTGTGCATGGCCGAGATTCCGGTAATGGCTTAAAAGTTCAGAGTGAATAGGATGACCCGCGTTGGAGACAATCCACAATTGACCATTTGCCTTTGTGCCTAAAGTCGGTTGCAATGCTGAAATCAATTCAAGCTTGTGAGTCAAAGCCTCATCGATCACGACCAAATCCAAAGATGTGCCTCGGCCGCCTTTGCTTGCATTTGGTGTAATGATTCCATAGCTTGAACCATTGGTGAAAAATATTCTTTCGGATCCATTGACCCGGCTTACTCGCTTGATTTTCTTGCGAAGTCTTGGAGCTGATTCAAGGATCTCGACATGTTCTTCCCATTTAGCTCTTGCCATGTTGCGATCTTGTGCGGTGTAAGCAATATGATGATTCGGCTTCATTGCTTCCATAGCAATTCGCGCCGAGATCAATTTGCTCTTACCGTTTTGCCGGCCTACTTGCGTGCATATGGTGCGATACCGATAGAAGCCATTCACCTTCTCAAGTGCTACATCTGAGACATGTGCTTGCCAATCAAAGAGCTCGAATCCCATAAGCCGGGCAACACGGCGCAAGATCTGACCATCGGTGTCATTGGCAGGATCACGCGCGGTTCCCCATCTTGGCGGTGCTCCGGCGTGAGGCTTTAGCTTAAGTTCTCCCATATATCTTCTTCATCCTCGATCACACCTACTTGCTCCCATGTCGCTCTTATCTCTCGAGCGATTGATGGCACGGTATGCATCCCTTTGCCTGTCGCTTCAATCTGATCCCATGCTCGGGCAAGCCCTAGCAAAGATTCTTTGATTGATGCTTGAATATGACCATGCTCTTTAATCGATTCGGTCATCGCTTTAGAATGACGATATTGCCGGCTCGATTTCTTGGCCGGTGCCTTCACGCTACCAAGTGCGCGAATTTTTGTGGGCTCGCCTTGCGCGGTTGCCATAAGTTGCTCCCCTCGATGCGTTACATTTGGCACATGATGGTCTCAAGTCTCCTTGCCATTGCTCCGGATTCACAAATGAAGCAAGCGGTGGATCGTGATCAATTTGTGTTGCCAAAGCTAAATGGCACCAATAACACATTGGCGATGAAGCTAAAAGTACCTTCCGGATTTTACGGTAATTTGAATCATATTTGCGAGAATGCAAAGTCTTTTCCCACGGTCTTTTCATTTCTGTTTTTTTCTTTTGGTTTTTCCACAAGCCGGGGAGAGAGAAAAAGCGCGCG